GCAAATTCTTATAATTAAACTGTTGATCGGCACCGTCTTTGGTTACAGTAATTTCTTTAATAAACTTGGAAACCTCTCCAATAAATGCATCTCCAATAGTCTCAGTTAACTGAGCAGACATTACTTGTTGATCATTTACAGTTTTTTCTCTAAGTTGCTTTTCAAGATTAAACTGCTCCATAAATGTAGGGGCACCCACGTTAATGGTGAAAGGATCGCTAACAATAGTGTCATCTTTGGTTTGAGATACTGATTTAATCTTGTCTACAATATCCTGTAAGTTGACTTTAAATCTGCGATTATTTTGCTGTAAAACATGATCTACTCCGTTTGTAAACACTCGAAGTTGTATAGCAATTGCTGCACTATCAATTGTAGTTAAAGCAGGCATAATACTCTTTTCAGTACAATTTTCTAGTATTAAATTATATAGAGCAATAGTAAAGCGTGTTTGAAATACTGGGTTGTCGACAGCTGCTTTTAGTAATGTTTTTTGCTGTCCGGTATTAATGCTTTTAAATTTAACCTCTCTATTTAAGCTCGGAACGAATACAGGTACATTAACTTCTTTGTTAATTGTATCCAATACTGACAGTATGTCGTTAAAATTATTACTATTATTCATTATATAAAGACTTACGTGGAGAACTTAATTTTCAAGTGAATTCACTTGAGGTTATCTTGTTAGATGCAAGCTTTGGACCACCAAATGTTGGTTCGTTTCCTGATTTGTTTCCTTTCTCGTAAGCTTCTTTTTCCTTAGAAGCTTGCTCCATGTAATATGTCCAGTATACAGTTTGCTCTGCAGGTGTAATGCTATCTGCATATTCTGCAGAAAAGTTACCTTTATTAACCAAACAAAAATTAATTTTGTATAAGTTATTTAAATCATCGTTGAATAACAATTTACAAAATTGTAAAGATACAGCCGGACTTGTTGAGACAGGTAAATCTACAACAGGGGCATTTAAAGCATAAGGTGACATGACTGTTAGTAGCTTAGTCTCCACTATTCTTTCTTCAGTTGCTAGTATAGATTCGTATACCTTTTTGGTGATAACCAGTGGCATTGTTTCTACAATTTTTAAACGTTCCTCTAAGCTAAAATCTTTAAAGTATAGAGTCTTTTGATTTATAACAATACTATCTATACAAGATGCCAACTGATATGTAAACGCTAAATCCGGAGCCAAATCTATAAAGGCTATTTCATCTCGGGCTTTTATAACAGTGTGTGTAACCTGTATGTTTTCATGACTAATAGTGTTTTCGTATGTTACCTTTTCTGCTTTAGAAATAATATCTTCTAACATTATTTCCTTTTTAAATTTCTTTTTGGTTACTGGGCATTCTCCTTCTAAAGCAAGGTTCGGACTAATACAAATAGCTCGCATATTAAGTAGAAGTATAACTTTATCTATAACATTAAGGCCTTCATGTAATATCCCGGGACAAATATGTTCTATAACGTTATTTAGATGTAATAGGAATGCAGTATCGTCTACGTTATAAAGGGATTTTACAAGATCTCTATATAGCTTAGAAGGTAGCTCATTTATCCATTTCTTTTCCTTAAATCCAGTAAGCTTAACTCCATATATAAAAGCCATCTTAAACACTTACACTGGCATTATAAAAAATCTTTAGGAAGGTAAAGAAGACGGGTTTGCATCGTCAATGCTAAACCTATTAAATACAAAATTTACTTTTAATTTTTTTACGCCCTCGTCTTGGTCGTAAGAGTATTCATAACCACCCATACTGACGGGAGCACAGCCCGTAAAGTTATATATTTTTCTTATTGCATTGTTATTATTTTTGTCAAACAACACACAAGTTATATTTATTTTAACATTTTGAGTAGAGTTGGCAGCTCTAGTTGTTAAACCGTAATGCCCTACAAGCGTTATCCACGGTCTTATTACAAAATCAATAAATGACTTATTTGTTTCTAAAAATGTTAAAGTGAGCTCCTCGTATTGTTTTCTACCTTGCGCGTAGACCCCAGCAAGTAAACTACCAGAAGGACCATCTCCTGCTACTTCTGATGGTCGTTGTACTTCTACTGATTCTGAAGGAGTGCTAAAGCTTTGTGCAAATAAACAAACATTACCCGCTAAAGAAGTATTGGAATTAGCCTGAATTAAACTTAATAAAGTATCTTTAGTTGAATCTACTGACCATTTGTATTCATACCCCAACTCAGAAAAGCTTGGAGCAGCATTAGCATTAAACACCCCTGGAGTGCTTTCAAATATAACTAAAAAGTTTGACTCTAAAGGTATTTGAGTATTAGGATCCTTTAAGAAGTTTTTAAAAGCTTCTACATCAGAACCAGTTCCGTTTTTATTATCAACAGAACCAACAACTTGTGGACCTATAATTTGAGTCATTAGTTAGTTCCCTCCTCTACTGTCCAGTACTGATATGCTATAGTAGCTGAAACCTCTGCAGGAGCCCCTGTACCGGTCATATCGTAATCTTCTTCCTCTATTTTTGTAATAAAAGCACCAAGCAATTTATACACTCTAATTTCATTTAGGTTATCATCTAGCAATGAAAGCTGTATCACGTTTTGAGCAAGATCTCGGGGTTCCATATTACCCAATGATGTTGTTTGATCAAAAGTGTTTAATGTTGACGTTTCAAACAACGCCCTCAATGTATAGTCTTGAGCGCAATAAAATTTAACGTTCCAAGCTTTATTGTTTTCAAACGTTACATTGCCTGGTATTTGAAAATCTAACCCCATAAAGGTCGTTTCAATTGCATTTACTGTTTTACCCGGTAATGTTGCTGTTTTAATTAATACTAAATCGTTATTGTTACCACTATTAAGAGCATCAATACCATTCACTATAAATTGCGTGACTTTTAACTGAAAGTCTCGAGCAAGCCCACGGTTCTGTACTTCCGTGTAAAAATCTGATAATGTTTGATTGTTTACAACGCCCATATTAATTTAATGTTTCAGAAATAAAATATTGAAAACCCAAATTAACTTGTAATGTAGCTATTTCTCCTTTTGTACTTATATCATATTGTACTTGAGCTATAGTAGAAGGAAATGCTCCCACTAAAGTGTATTGTTTAATAGGGGTAAGCTCTGTTAAAGAGTTATCTGTAGAAGAATTGTTTAATAAAGATAACACTATATTAGTATCCCACCATTGAGTGTTTTGAGCAGTAGAAGAATGTTCATCAAATGTATTAACAGACCATTTTTCAAAGATATCTTTTAATACATAGTCTTTATCGCAAAAGAATTCTACTTGCCAATTACCAACTGCATCCGGATATGTAGCTTTAGAAGGTACATTGTAAGTGAAATTTCTGAATTTTACTTCATTAACTGTAATTTTGCGTTGTGGTATACTTGACGTACGCATGTAAAGAAACAAATCTTCACTTTCGCTTGGTGTATACAGTCCATTTGTAATTTCTGTGATTCTGAACAAATTAGTACGGGCAAAGCTATATTGTGCAGCTGTGTTGTAAAAATCCGTTATACCATATCGAGACATCAATAATACTTAATGTTTGGACATAAAAAAACCTCACTATTGCTAGTGAGGTTTGCTTTATAATTAAAGAATTACCCTTGATTGTATAAAGGTACTTCAGGAGAAATACCTGAATCGTAATGATTCCAGAACTGATAAGCTAGTTTAGCTGTAAACTCAACTGGTTTACCAGAACCTGTTAGATCGTACTCAGGAGCACCAAGAGCTTGAACATATACACCATATAGATAGTATGTGTTAAGAGTGTTTTGGTTTTCATCAATAAGATCTAACTGAAGCACTCTATCAATACCAGGCAACTTTAAATCGCCTGTGCTTTGATTAGCTGATGTTGGGTCTGAATTGAATACTGTATCTTGCCATTGTTCAAGTCTTGTACGGATAGTGCCGTTAAGATCGTTACGGAACTTAACGTCCCAACCTTCAGAACCTGGGTATGTAATTGTACCTGGAAGATTGAACTTTAAACCCATATAAGGTAGTTCTTGGTTAGTTACATTACGATCAGGTAACTTACCTGTCATAATGTAGACGAAATCGTCTTCGTCGAATGCACTGTTCTGATTTGAAGCATCACCGATCGAACGAATCCTTAACATGAAATCACGTTGAAATCCGCGGCTCTGTGCTACTCTGTAGAAGTCTTGTATTGTTTGTGGCATAGTATGTAATTATTTAGTGTATTAACCTACCAATTCGTTGAAGTTTTGACTTGTCTTAGTAGCATAGAAGTTTACTAAGATAAACTCTGCTGTACGAACTGGCTTGATGTAAATGTCTACTACTAATGTGTTATCATCAATAACTGTCGGGGTATTGTTAGTTGCATTACATACAATTAAGTAATCGTATAAGCCTTGAGTTGTCTTAGCTTTTTCAAATATTGGTGTAATTGTGTTAACAATACGGCTACGAGTAAATGTAGTGTTTGGTTCAAATACGAAGAACTTAACAGTCTGATTAACTGCCTTTTCTAGATATAAGAATAAACGACGTACATTGATACGATCAAAAGCTGTAGGTGTTGTTTGTAGTGTCTTTTGACCCATTACAACATAACCTTCACCTGGGAAGTAAACTAGAGGGTTTAGAGAGATATTGTAAAGTAGATCGCGTTGTTTTTGTAACGGATTAATACCAATATCACTAATACCTGTTATAATACCTCTATTTAAACCTGCTGGAGCTGTCCAGAAATAATTATTTGCATCACTTGATGTAATCATTGCTGCAGCATAACCAGAGAATGGCTGCCATACATTTTGACCTGTAAACACATCCTGGATTTGTACCCAGTTTGCATAAGCAGCTGAATAATTTGTATTAAACTGAGAATAACAGTTATTAAGCGGCCAGTAAATGTTTTGTGAGAAGTTTAAGTTAATATTGTTAAGGGTCTTATAGTTTTGACCTGTAACAAATATGTAACGTAATGGATCTGAAATAAATACATGGTCTTTACGAACTTGACTTGCAAATTGCGTAAATTGTGTTGTAATTGCATTCCAGCTATTAATTAATGTATTGCTTACTGGGTTACCGTTTGAAGCACTAAGTGCTTGAGTTTGAGCAAGTAATGTTGTATTAACAAATGTATCGTCAAATTCAGTCTGACCTGTTGTGTTAACAGAAGCCCAAATCGTTGAAAGACCTGCATCAACTGTTAAATCAACATTAACAATATCTGTATTAGCAGCAGCATTTAATACATACTGTAATTTAGCAGGTACTGAACCAATTGTCTTTGAGCTATTTAATGGAATGCTATCAGCATATGTACCGAAAGCATAAAGATTATTAGCTGTAGTAAATGTTGGGTTAGCAACGTTTAAGTAAGATGAAGCAACTGTATAGAATGTATAATCAGGATCGCTTGTTAAAGCTGCAGCCATAGTCGATAAAGTATTAGCTTTATAAACTCTGACTCTCTTTGTTGAGTTACCATTAGCGTCAAGCCAATTTGTTACTGTAGAAATATTTGGATTTACAAATACTTGTAAGTTTGGTGAAGGATTGACAACTGTTGGCATGTACAACGATTTTGGCACACCACCGTTAACGTCTTGTATTGTACGGTTAGCATATAATGAACTTGCATAACCTTCAGTTAACACATATTGTAATGTCGTTGTGTTAGGTGAGAATGGGGATGGACGTAATTTGAATAGCGATAGAATTAAGCAGTCGCCGTAACCTGAAGCAGCAATATTAAATGTAGGTATACGTTCAATGTCCTGTGACAAGCTACCGTATGTAGCTGTGTAAGGAGCTGTTGTTGTAAAACCAATGCTGTTTGTTGGTACTACTGTATACTCTGAATCAGCACCAGTAATATTTGGTTGGAAGTAAGAACTGTTAATTGACTTAACGTTTATTGCGTCATCAAAATTTGTAGCAGGATTGTTTGTTAAACTATCAGCTAAGTTTAAATAATAACCTTGGAATTGTTCGTTGATAGTTGTTTGACTTTCGTTAATAACAACTAAACCAGCTGCACCAAGATTGCTTAATACATTTGCACCAGATAGAGTAAAGCTACTTAAACCAGTATTACCTGTTGTAGCATTCCAATTAATACCACCTTGACTAATTGTTGTATACTGTTGTGGTGTTAAAGTTACTAGTGCTGGTTCCCCAAAGTAATAACCTTGAGCTGAACTTAATGGAATGTTATTTGCTAGCGCTTGTGAAGTTGTATAGACGCTTGGGTTAGAAGGAATAGCTACAACTGGAAATGCTAATGCACTATAGTTGCTTGCTGTACCAGCACCTGCATTATCACCATAAGGTAAACGAGCTGCTTTAATTGTTGGATTACCACCCGCATTAAAAAGTTGCTGTACTGAATAGTAAAAATAACGTTCTGCAGCGTTTGTAGGAGTACCGAATACAGTTTGAAAATCGCTTAAAGAAGCAAGCTCCACAATTTCATAAGTCGGTCCTTGCGATGCAAAACCGGTTACTAAAACATTAGTACCAGTTGGGGTTACTGCTATTTGGGAAAGATCAACTTCGTTAATCTGTACTCCAGGAGATTGAATGGTGCGTTGTGGCATAGTATTTAAAAGTTTCTTACTATTATTTATGTATTTTTGCCCCTAAAACCTAACACTTATTTGTATTTTTAAGTATTAGGGTCTAGTAACTGCGTGTTTAACTGTCCAAATGCAAACGTAAAAGATGATTCAATTTGACCAGATTCTCTGTAGCTATAGGTCAAGTCACCTAAAGTAGTTATAAAGGCGTTTAAGTAATCCCATTGTATTACTTTGTTATTATATTCGTCTAAACCGTATACCGTCACCCGAGTTTGATAGTTTTCAACCCCATAGAAATTGTCAGACGGTGCTAATCCATCGGCATTATATGTACCCGTGGCATTATTATTAATAACATTTAACCAATACCATAACACCCACCAATTATTGAATTGATTATCAACTGTAAAACTAACAGTTACAGCTTTGTAAGAGTTTTTAGTATAACTTGTGGTTTTTGCTGTTTGTCCACCAAACGGCAATTCTATTTCAGGTATGGTTGTTTCCGGAACAATTGTACCATGAATTGAATATTGCAAAGAATCCAGGTTTAATACATCCGTTGCTCTTGAACCGGCATCTGTTTTATTAACGCTCTTAAGTATAGAAGGTAAGTTCAAGACAAGCAGAAACTTATCTTGCCTACCTTTATTAAGTATCGATTGCTGTACAACAGTACTCATTCATTAGCTGTTAGCTTTTTCTAACGGTACATCACTAGAAGAGTTGTGCATTTCATTTATGATTTTATTAGCTAAAGACATAAATGTTTTTTCCCCTACTGGTAATTCATTCTTTTTACGTTGCGGGTTTTTTGCTATTTTCTTAAGATTTGCTAACTCTTCTTTACTACCATATTTTTTATTAGCTATTTTCTTTTTTGCATTTTTTACCTGAGCAGGGGTATATATACTGTTGTTAACATCTATAAAACCAGGTTTTGCTCTAGGCCTACGTGTTCTGCCTGGCTTTGGTTCTTCTGGTTTTGGTTCTGGCGCAGGAGCTGGCGCTGGTGCCGGTGCTGGAGCTGGAGCAGGAGCTGCACCGGATCCGCCTGACACCTTTATAAACGTCATTAAACCATTTTTGTATGTAAATTGTACTGTATTGTCTTGTTTATCAGATAAGTTAAGCACTGCACCCTTTTCAATTTCATTTTCTTCTTCCGGTGTAAGGTCAAGTACTTTAAATTTGTTTTTTACTGCTAATAAAGGTAACGAATTATACTTTTCATCGCTCACCCCAGAAAGATCTGTACCAGTCATTTTATTGATAGGTTTTACTTTTTGTTCTTTTGTTTTATCTGTTTTATCGTCTCCACCTTTACCACCAAGCGCTTTTGCTAACATAGGTAAAGCCATAGCACCTAATGGGCCACCAGCTAAAGCACCTAATGCAGCCCATGGACCGTATTTACCTATAACAGGTGCTGCTGCAGCACCTACATTTTTAACACCCTGCCAAATATCTTTACCAACAGATTTAATAGTGTCCCATACCCCTTCTTGTAGATAGTATTCTTTATAAACCCCTAGCACGTTTGCATCGTACTGTTCGTCATACTGTCTAAGCACGTCTATATTACCACCAGACTCTACATACTCTTGTAAGCCTTTACGTACTTCGTTTTTATTGGAAAGAGTGTCAACGTACTTTAAAATGTAGTCAATTTGTTCCCCTACGAATGTTTCTTCTTGTTTAGGAGCATATTGTGCAGCTAGCTGTTGTACTGCGTTTATATCGTTTCTTGCAACCGCTGCTTGTAAAGCCGTTAGTGCTTGAGGGTTTTGCTTGACGTTATTAACTAAAGCTTGAATTAAACCAGGTAACTGTTTTGGATCGGCTTCTACTGCTTTTTCTAAATCTTGAGGTGTTTGAGGAGCTTGAGCTTGAGCTGGTTGTTGCTGTTGAGCAGCAGGAGCTGGTTGAGCTGGTTGAGCTGCAGGCGCTGCAGGAGCTGCAGGAGCAGGTTGTGCTTGAGGAGCTGGAGCTGCAGGTTGTGCAGCAGAAGCAACCGGGGCTTGTGTTGGAGCAGCTGCTGGTTGAGCTTGAGGAGCTGGTTGTGCAACAGGGGTTGGAGCTGCTAATGCTTCAAAAAATGTCTTTAAATACAGTTCGTTTACAGCTTCTGTAACGTATGAAAGTTCATACTTAGTTTGTAATGCGTTCAAGCTCTTCATGTGTTAATATTTACGTAAATAGAATGTGTTTGTAATAGGATTAAATCCTATCTCTGTATCGCTTGTACTCAATCTGCGAGGCTTACCGGACTTAATTTTTTGTATATCTAAGTTATGCTTGGTTATAATATCCATAGCAGTATTGTAAGGTAATAAAGTGTTAGCTACGCTTTTTGTTTGCTTTTGTTTCTTTAATTTATCTTCTTGATGGCTATCAGTTTTTTTCTTTTTGTGCATTGCCGCCACAATATTAAAACTTTTAGCCACATCGGAGCGTCCAATTTTATTAAGACCGGCTGTAAGAGAACGGTGACGAGGCCCGCGTTTTTCTCCCACTTTCATAAAGTTTTTAAATGTAGATTCAGACTCTCTTTGCAAGCTATCTAATGAAAGCTGTTGACTCTTTTTGTTTAATACTCCTTGTACTAAACGTTCTACATCTCCAGACCTACGAAGTTCTTTAAACGCAAGGTTTTCCGGTGCAAACTCTCCGCCTTTTTCTAAACCGGCTTTCCTAAGCTCCATAAACTTCTCTTTTGTTTTTTCTGCACATTCTACATCGCATTCATCGCTTAAAGCATAGTTAATCATATCTAACATAGCTTGTTTCTTTTTATTGACAAGTGTTAAATCTATTTCTGTTTTTTCTTTTGTAGGATTTGGTTTAGCTATCCATTCATTATTTTTTAATGAATATACACCAGAAGAATGATGAGGTTCTTCTGTACTTTGTATGTAAACCTCTACATCATAACCTTTTATAGTTATATCCCGAGTGGTATTCCAGATAGTTTTCTTAGCATTAAAATAATCTTTTAATAGTTCTGGTTCTACTTGATACTCACTATAATCGGTTATAATATGTAAATCAAAGTCGCTATATTTTGTATAGTTATAATTTGCTAATGAACCAGTTAGAGTAATGTCTTCAACATCAACATCTATTTCAATACTGTCTAAAAACGCTTGAGCTATTTCTAGTAGCTTTTCTCTTATATTGGATTTGAGATGGCTATCTTCCCACACTAATGGGTTTAGCTCATTATGAAACTCAAATGTTAACTTCTCCATGTAAGTTATTACTTACATAGTTAATAAACTTTTAAACTTAAGTGTACGAGAAAATTACCAGTACTATACAAAGCATTGTGAATTTTACGCCGTAACCATCTTAATGGTTTTGTATGTAAAAAATACTTGTTAAGGATTTTAGCGTTTTGGGATTTTATCTTATCCGCTAGTGCTTTGTTTGCATTTACCCGTTCTGTATTATCTACAGCTTTAAAATCAAATATTTCAACGTTTGTAACATTTCCTTCTGTGAAGGTAACACTATACTCTGCCCAGCAGTCCCATTTACTCTCTACATCGTATCTGAAATCGTACATCCTTACTGTCCCACTATAGTTTTCATTTTCCCAATACTCTTCACCACGTTGCAGCCCGTTAAACCACCCGTTACAAGTCTGCCAACTTGCTTGTTTTAATTCTTTGTATTTTTTTATAGAGAGTTTTCCGTTTTCAACAGTATACTCGCACATGTTTTGTCCAAGATCTTTAGTTTGAAAATCCCTCGTTAGACTTAATACACAATCTTCAGATTCATACTCGTAGGAAATAATAAGCTCATTTGGGTCATACCCGACCGCTTCCATTGCATTATTAGTAGGTAGCTTATCTTTGTAGTATATTGTGTCGTAAAGTCCCATATAAAATATATAGTGTATTTTTAAAAAAAAGCCATAAGTATTTGTAAATGTCTACAGATCATTCATCTTTAATTAAAAAATACCGTAAAGTGCTTAGGGAGTCCTGGGCAACAGGTGGTGCAGGCGGTACTGAATATGCTGGTTCTGAAGACGCTATACCTGGTTTATACGATGAAGAAGAGGAAAGTATAATCAATCCTAATCAACCAAAAGTGGCTTTAGATTGGAGAGAGGTTGGTTTATATGAACCTCGAGTACCAGAAGAACAAAAAGCTACACAAATAGCTTTAAGAGAAATAGATGGAGTCTTTGCCAAGTTTAAAAAGGACATAGAATCCTGGCAAACTAAGCACACAAAGCTTGGTGCTAAAGATACAGTTGCAAGAGAACAGTTAGCTCAGTATGTTGCTAAATCTGTTCTTGGTTTAACTAAACTTGATTAATTATTTAAATCTTGGTCCGTTGTACCAAGTGACTAAGCTCTTGCGCACACCTTTTGTAACGGGTGTAACACGATGCTGCAAATATGATGGAAAAATTAAGAGAGAGCCACGAGGCATAAACTTACTCACATCAAATTCAGGTCTTGCTACTCCGTCCATTTCAAAAATACCGCCTTCATAATCTTCTGGGTTACAAAGCTGTACAACTGCTGAAACTTTACGATCATGAATTTGGTACTGATCATGTAAGCAGTCCATATGCCAGCCATAAAAACCTTTTACTTCTCCATTACCATTGTACTCTGTGTACTGTAGAGAATCAAAACCATAAGCAATATCAAAACCAAACATTTTAGAGTTTACAGCATTAACATAGTCGTTCAAAATGGTATTAATTTCTCTGTGCGCATAAACATCAATCCAACGTATCTCGCTTCTACGAATACCTGTATCTGTACGAGATGTTTCTCCTGTACCTACAATTCCGCCCTGTTCAGGATAAAGCATTGCTGTATTAATAATGTGATCGCAAAACTGATCATTAAATGCTTTAGTAAAGATTTGATATGTGTTTATCATAATATTATTTTATTAAATGTGCAAAGAAAATCAATATTCGGTGTTAAAGAAAAATACTTGAAACAGTCTACCGTTTTGTGGGTTGTCTCCGAAATAATCTAAAGAAGCATGAAAATAATCCCCTCTATACATTACCAAACGATTAAACTTGTTGCCGATTTTATCATGTAAGTCCCATTTGGTATAGTCTTGATATTCCCAGCCTTCTATAGTATTATTTAATAAATCTATATCTTGTGTACCGTCGCTCTTACGAGGCACTTGCATCCAACCAGTACGTTTATGTTTAAACAGTCCGGTACCACCAGACACTGGAGCATCTGGCGTTAAATAGAGTACTCCTGCCCATGAACAATTACCATCATTATGTATCCATGTACGGTCTTTTGCATATGTTAATTGGAAACTACCGGTATAGTCTCCTTCTTTACCGTCTCCTGTCCCAAACCAAGTGATTTTTCCTGCATGAGCTTTTACTATATCTTCAATACTTTCCTTAACACCGGCAGCAATACATGGCTTGGTTCTTAAACCTGGGTAATTACCTCTTACAGAAAATTCTTGTGAAAGAGCATATTGTCTAACTTCTAAAGGATTACTATAAAAATTTTCCTGTATTATTAAACTGGTGTGATACATATACTAATATTTAACCATTGTTTAAAATAATCAAATAAAAAAGAGTGGGTATTGCTACCCACTCTTTGTATGTTTTTAAGTCTTTTTAGAACTAATCTGATCAACAGTGTTGCTTATATCTTTTAATGCAGCCATTACTAACGGCATTAATAGGTTATAATCAACCTGCATGTAGTTTGTATTGTTAATTTTTAAACCATTAACGATACTAGGGTCCCATACATTTGTTAATTCTTGTGCTAATACACCGACGTGTTTAGAGTTGGCGTACTTATCAAGTCTTTCACTTGTAAAGTTACTAGTTTCAGCAGCTGATAAAATTTCCTTTTTATACGTGAATGTATATAGGTTAATTTTACGTAGCGCATCCAAACTACCTTCAATAGGTGTAAGAGACTCTTTAAGTCTACCGTCAGAATAGTTTGCACAGCCTGGAGGGCCGTAATTCCCGGTAGGTCCTGGAGGTCCTGAAGGCCCTGGAGGTCCTGCTGGTCCAGGAGGTCCTGGAGGTCCTGGAGGCCCCTGATAACCAGTAACAGAATTACCCATAGGACCAGTTGGTCCTGGAGGCCCAGTTGGTCCTGGAGGCCCGGAAGAATTGTTACCGGCTGGCCCTGGAGGTCCAGGAGGCCCTGGTGGTCCAGAGGAATTGTTACCAGCAGGTCCTGGAGGTCCAGGGGGTCCTGGTGGCCCGGAAGAATTGTTACCGGCAGGCCCTGGAGGTCCAGGAGGTCCTGGTGGACCAGAAGAGTTGTTGCC